CTCTTGAGTACTGGCTTGGTGATGATGGCTGTGGTTACGGTATTTGTGCTAGATGCGATCTACATTGTCCAGAAGAAGTTACAGTCAAAGGAGAAGAAGAATGTCAAAAGCACTAGATATGCAAATAGGCGGTGATCATTACGCCAATAAAAAAATACAACCCATCGAATATATTATGGCTAATGACCTTAATTTCTGTGAGGGCAATGTCGTCAAGTACATTACCAGATGGCGCGAAAAGGGTGGGGTGGAATCATTGCGGAAGATAAAACATTATGTAGACTTTTTAATTGAGGAAGAGATTAATGGCAAAGAGGAAGAAATCTACAGTCGCTCAAGAGGTTGAAAAAGCCGCAAAACTATTACAAAGATTAGTTAGATTAAAGGCATCAGATGACAACGGCTATTGCCAGTGTGTGACTTGCGGCAAGATAGATCACTATAAAAATATGCAGGGCGGTCACTTCTACAGTAGACGACATACAGTGTTTAAACTTTTTGAAGAAAACATCCATGTGCAATGTCCTGCTTGCAACCAGTGGGGTATGAAAACAACAAAGATTCAGGAGGCTTATCGCATTTACATGGAAGATGTGTACGGTGTAAGGCGCATTAGGGCAATGCAACGGTTGGCTTGGAGGGCATCCCCTAAGTTTAACCGAGATGAGGTCATAGCGTTTCAACGCGATTTAAATGAAAGAATACAGGATGAAGTGTTTAGAATCGGGGGTTATTAAATTAATTTACAAAAGGGTTTACATTTAGGTTTAAATAGTATTTAATGTAATCTCAATCAATAAATAAAGGGTATCAATATGAAATTATCAAACTCAAGAATAGCCGCACAAAACAGAGCCGCACGTTACTTGGCTCAAAAAGCATTCGAAAAAACTCAGAAAGAAGACCATGATGCAGATATGTTTATGGCTTTTATAACTGGCATATCCGTTGCAGTAGTTGTTGGTATGGGTTATCAAATGTACGTACTGGGGGCGTTGTAATGTCTATTAGCACTGTTAAAAATAATATAGCTGAGAGCATCCTGTCGATGAAGCAAGATTGGGATGGTGACATTTTAGAACTGGACTGCGATTGGAAAGACCACTTCTGTTATATATTCTTAGACGTTATGGAGTCATGGTGGGATGATGTATTACCTTACCCTGTCATTGACCGTAGAGGCTTTCTGGAGTTGCTGTATAACGGCTCTAACGAAGAGAGACTGTCAGGGGTTTTACGTGACGATATTTACCTCGCCATTGAGCCAACATTGCGTGACATAGTTCAAGAGGTATATGATGAAGTTCACAATACACCTGTAGAACCATTCGCAGGTTATGAGAGAGGGCAATAAGATGATAGATTTTTTAGGAACAGTGACAGCTATATTTATTCTTGCATATTTGATGAGGGGATCATACTTTATAGTACAAGATGCACAGAAACGATGGGAAGAAAGAAACAAATAGACCAAGGCTCCCCTAGCCTTTTGAGCCAGATTAGTCCACTGGTGGTCGAGACGGACTATTAATTTAATGCATAACGCAGATGATTAAATAGCATTATTTATCATAAGCTAACCTGTATAGAATGCGCCTCCACCAACCAGAGAGGCATTTATGATTCTATATATGATCGTTTTTTGCGTTATTAGCCTATGCGCTATAGCCAAAGATGAATTTAATTAACACTTTTAGTAATTTATAGTACAATACGGCAACTAATTACATACGGAGCAAGGTATGGAGTTGCAATTAGTAACCAAAATCAATGAAGTTTACAAGCGAGAGTGGTTTGATTTGCTTGATAAGATAGATCAGATCACTCAGACTCTTGGCTATGCTGAATACAACAGACAACAATTCAGGGCTGAGATCATTAACTGGTGCGAAGAAGTCGATGCCAAGTTAAATGAACCACCACCAGAACCTATAATCCCACAACCTTTATCAGAAGAAGTATTTGGAACAGAGCAGTAATGGGCAGACCTAAATGGATACCAGACGAACTAACCTGCAAGAAAGCTAAGGACATGGCTTCTAGAGGGCTTACGATCTTACAGATAGCCGATTGCCTTGGTGTAAGTCACACGACCATTTACGAAAGACAGAACGAGTTTCCTGAGTTTGCTGAGGCTATAAAAAGGGGAAGAAGTCAAGGAATAAAAGAAGTTGCTAACGCTCTGTTTGATAAAGCTGTTGGGGGTGATACCACTTCAATGATCTTTTACCTCAAGAAAAGAGACAGAGAATCGTGGGGAGATGAGTACATTGACCCAGTAAAAGAAATCCCTCCTATCAATATTATCGTAGACAGCAATGCAATTAACCAAGCCACAAAGTGAGATATTTTGTTCTAACTCTCGCTTTCGCGTATGTGTGGCAGGTCGCAGATTTGGCAAGACCTTTCTTTCAACAGGTGAATTACTCAAAGCGGCCATTGGTGGAAAGAATAGAAACTGTTGGTATTTAGCCCCCACCTATCAGGCGGCCAAAGAAATTGCTTGGTCTATGCTAATCGACACAATCCCAGAAGAGTACATCGTCAAGACAAATGAAACAGCCCTTACATTAAAGCTAATTAACGGATCAATCATTAGCCTAAAGGGTGCAGAGAAAGCTCAGAATTTAAGAGGAAGGTCGCTTGACTTCTGTGTTCTAGATGAGTTTAGTGATATGCGGCCAGAGGCATGGTACGAGGTTATACGTCCGTCACTGTCTGATAGGCAGGGTTCAGCCCTATTCATTGGGACACCTAAAGGCAGAAACCACTTTTACGACTTGTGGGCATCTGGCTTAAACCAAGAGAATGATTGGCAGAGTTTCCAATATACAACCCTGCAGGGTGGTAATGTTCCTGAATCAGAGGTTGAAGCGGCTAGAATAGACCTAGATGAGCGTACTTTTAATCAAGAATACTGTGCAGAGTTTGTTACCTACAGCGGTTTGATATATTATGCGTTTAGTAGAGAACTATCTGTCGCTGATTGTAGCGATGAAGGTACTTTGCATATTGGTATGGATTTCAATTTAGATCCCATGTCAGCCGTAATCAGTGTACGTAGAGGCGAGATGCTGTATGCCGTTGACGAGATTGTCATGTATGGGTCTAATACTGACGAGATGGTTACGGAGATTAAAGACCGTTACCCTAACCGTTATATAATTGTTTATCCTGATCCCGCATCAAGACAGCGCAAAACAAGCGCAGGTGGTCGTACAGATTTGTCGATCTTACAGAACGCAGGGTTCGCGGTGAAAGCCAAGAAGTCCCATGCTCTGGTTAGAGATAGAATAAATGCAGTGAATAGCCGTTTACTAAGTAGCAATGGTGAACGTAAGTTGTTTGTTAGCCCTAAGTGTAAGCAGACTATTAAGAGTTTGGAAAGGCAGACATACAAAGAAGGTACAAGCATACCAAATAAGGATGGGTTTGATCATATGAATGATGCCCTCGGTTACTTGGTAGAATACCTGTTCCCTGTTCGCACAGAATACAACACACCACAACCTACTAGGTGGACTTGATGAGATTGAACGCAGATACAACACACCCTGACTATGATAAATACGAGAGCCGATGGGAGTTCTATGTTCGCTCTTATCTGGGTGGAGAAGATTACTTTAATGGCGCATATCTAACGCGCTATATATCAGAAACCAGTGATGACTACGACCGCAGACTTGATCTGACACCCCTAGATAACCACGTTAAGAACATCGTGCATATCTATTCTAGCTTCCTATGGCGAGTGCCACCTACCAGAGCATATAACAGCGCGGCTAACAATGTCGCCTTAGAACCGTTTCTAGATGACTGTGACCTTGAGGGTCGTAGCTTTAACGCGTTCATGCGTGAGTGCCAGATATGGGCAAGCGTCTATGGTCATGTTTGGGTGATGATGGACAAGCCTAAATCTAACGCAGGTACAAAGGCAGAAGAGTTAGCCCAAGACATCCGACCTTATGTAACCATGTTTACGCCTGAGAACGTCTTAGATTGGAACTACGTTAGAACCCCTAGTGGTAGATTTGAACTTGATTACCTAAAGGTCAGAGAGTCTGTTATACGTGTAGATGAGACGACTACAGAGACTTACTATCGCGTATGGTACAAAGACCGCGTAGAGTTATGGCATTCTGTAAACGACCTTGATAAGCAAATAGAAGTTGATAACAACGTACTGGGTCGCATCCCTGCTGTATTCCTACCTGCTAACCGTAGCGTTACTAGAGGTATAGGATTAAGCGACATAGCAGATGCAAGCTATATGCAACGCGCTATCTACCAAGAACTGTCAGAGATAGAACAGCTTATACGAATATCCAATCACCCCACACTAGTTAAGTCATTTCAAACAGACGCTAGTGCAGGAGCAGGTGCAGTTATTAATCTACCTGATGATATGGACGCAAGCCTAAAGCCTTACCAACTACAACCTAGTGGACAGAACCTAGAC